CTTCGCCTGATGGTTCTAGGAATATAGGCCAATCATCACCACCTAAATTCATAGTAGTAGATATCTCGCAAGAGTATCTATCTTTATGTCTTTTTAACTCATCACCTTTTTTATAGATTCTTGCATACGAATAAGTTTCAGTTAGCTTTACACCTGATTCTTTTTCCATAATAGGTTTAACTTTTTGCAATAAAGTTTCCATAACTATATCTGAGTAATGTGAATAAGTTTCAGGTATTTGTTGATCGTTCCACACACCAAAGTATTCAGTAAATTGTGAAATATATTTTTCATCAAACAAATGTCTTGCGACTGCTCTTTTGTTTAAAAAGTATTGATAACAAAAATCTGCTAACTCTGTTGATATAGCACCTTTAATTACTTGGTATTTATTTTTCTTAAAGCTCATCTAAATGGATATCCTAAATTCCAACACACTAAGGAGTGTCGTATTCCTTTGGTTACTGGTTTGACTCTATGCCAAACAAAAGATGGAAAGATAATCACGCTACCTTTCTTTCTAATTTCTTCACATATTCTTGGCTGTGAGCCTTCGTCTGTGTTTCTAAAATCAAACTCTAAATCTCCGCCTTCATATTCATCAGGATCGGTTAAAGATACAGTCATGCTAAGTTTTCTATACTTACCATGTATGTTTTGATTTTCAGGATTGTTATAGGGTTCTTCGTAAGAGTCGCAATGCCAATCGTAAAACTGGTTTTTTTTGTATTCGGTAAATTGACAAGACTCTGACCAATCCCATTCAAAATTCCAACCAGCGTTAGCATTTGCTTGGTGTATGTAAGGTTGTATTTCTTTGTATATCCATCTATCTGACATCCATACAACATCAGACTTGCGTTTCTTTTGAATGTTTTTAAGCTCTAATTTAGTTAAGTTATCTTTATTAGCGTTGCCTGTAAGAGCCATTTGTTTATCTTGCTCTTTACCATAACGAACTATGTCATCACATATTCTTTCAGGTATGGCTGATTGAAAGTACCAGTAATAGTATTTTAGATTCATCTTCTCTCTCTTGGAAGATAGTATAAATTAGATGTATTTTAAAAGATAGGTTGTTGTTAGCTTGGCCAATCGTCAGCTTTAACTTGTCTAAACACTTGCCTTAAATCCCACATACTTGATGCTGTTTTAAAAGCTGGTTCTTTAATAATGACCACGCCTGAACCACCTGCTCCTGATGCTCCAGTTCCAGGCTGATTAGTTCCGCCACCACCGCCACTACCTTTATTAGTTGCTCCAGCAGTTCCATTTGTTCCTGCTGGTGTATATAAACCACCATTTCCGCCACCACCAGGACCGCCTTGTGGTTGTGGTATGCCTTGAGCAGCAGCACCACCGCCACCTGCATAAGTTACATCTGATCCTGAGATAGTTGAGGGTGCACCATTTCCACCTGTTCCTACTCCTGATGCCCCTGGGTCTGATGGATTAGTTGCAGTTCCACCAACTACACCTGCACTTCCTGCTCCACCGCCACCGCCTGAAACATTTGATCCACCATTTAATCTATTACCACCGGGGTTTCCTTGTGCGGGTGAGGTAGGAGGTGTATTACCATTTGTAGGCGTAGATGAATCGTTGTATGCAGGTAACCATTGATTAGCTAAAGCAGTTCCGCCACCTGATCCACCAGTTCCACCAGCTCTTGGTCCTGGCGCACCACCACCTCCACCGCCTCCTGTCGAGGTAACACTACCAACTACGGAGTCAGCTCCATTTGAGCCACCAGCACCAGTATGTGCTGCTCCTGAACCACCTGCTCCTACTGTAACTGGTGTTGGTGAACCTGGGGATGAGATGCCTGTAACTTCTCTAAAACCACCTGCACCGCCTCCACCACCAGTACCATTTGAAACATTTTCAACACCACCGCCTCCGCCTCCAGCTATTACTAGAGCATCAAAGGTAGATGTTACTGGTGCAAATGTTCCGCTTGAATTAAATGTTGTTACTTGTGCAGCATTTGTTGTAACGGTTTGTGCTGCTCCGACTAATCTAGGCATTTGTCCATGTTCCTGCTTTTACATTATCGTAAAGTGCGTTCATATCCCATATTCCTGAGGCTAAGTAAGGTCCTGCAGCTTCTTTAATAATAACAACTCCTGAACCACCTGCACTAGCAGGGTTACTACCGTTAGTACCTGCACCACCACCGCCACCCCCTGTGTTAGCTGTTCCTGCTGATGATGCGTGATTAGGTCCTGACCCATTACCACCACCACCTGAACCACCATCTCCACCAGACGCACCAATATCACCTCCACCCCCTGCTCCACCTGCTCTTGTTACAGATGAACCTGTGATTGAAGAAGCTGTACCTGCTCCACCATTACCACCTTCTTTAGAGTTAGTTCCATCTAATGCCCTACTATTGCCACCGACTGCACCAGCACCTCCGCCTCCGCCTCCGCCACCAAGGGCGTTAGCACCACCGCCACCTCTGTTTCCACCAGTATTACCTTGTGATGGACTTACGGGAGGTGTATTTCCTGCACCACCACCAGAGCCATTCGCCTCACTATTTCTACCACCAACACCACCACCTGAACCACCAGAAGAGCCTACTGTTTGGAATCCTCCTCCTTGACCACCACCTGCTGAAGTAATTGAAGAAAAAACTGAATTTGAACCTGCGCCACCAGCAGAACCACCCCCTCCTACAGTAATTGAATAGCCTGTTGATGCTGAGACAGGAAAACCAGTAGCAGTTCTATATCCACCAGCACCTCCGCCTCCACCAACTGTAGAGCCTCCTCCTGCACCACCTGCGATAACTAAGTATTCAACTGTGGTAGCATAAGAAGCAGTCGTTAAAGTACCGCTAGAATTAAAAGTTGTTATAACTGCTGGTTGTTCAACTGGGGGGTTATCGACACCTACTACTCCGCCATTAGAATTAGCCATGGTTAGACCTCATTCCATTGCAGATTAGTAGCATCCCAGTCATAATTAGTTGAGTCCACTTTACCTGTCCATTTTTGATTATCTTCATCCCAAAATATTAAAACAATATTAGAGTCTATTTCTGTAACCTTTGGATAAGGAACTGGTGCTTGCCAGTCGTCATTATCATCTAACGACCAAGAAGAATAAGGTTGAGGAGATATAAATTTATTTTTAGTAGCATCATAGGTCATGCCTATGCCTGCGTATTGTTTACGAGCATTTCCATTGTAAGAAGTTTGTTTCCATTGGTTGCCACCACTTGCATGTGGAACGATTGTAGAAACAAATGTTTCAGCTGACGAAGAATAGTCTCCGCCATTAGCATTTACATCATCGTTGGATATTACTACTACTCGTAATACTTCGTTGCTGTTATTAAGTTCTGCAAAATGAGCCATATTTGTACTCCTTATGCGTCATCTAGTTCTTCGTAGTTAATGGTGTAAGTTAAGTCTGAGTTAGCACTTGCACCACCCTCTAAGATGTCTCCTTCTTCAAGATAGATACCTGAATTTTTATCTATCAATACTAAGGTAGCATCCGCAGGAACAGAAATAGTTGAAGCGAATAAAACTACTGAACCACCACTTTTAATAACACCCATTGTTACGGTTGCTGCGTTAGTACCGTCTATATTTGCAACAATAATGCTATTAATTTTAATTAACTTATCACTTGCACAAGTTAATAAGTCAGTTGTTACTGTAGTTGTTAAAGCTCCATTTATACTGTTAGCGTATATAGAAGTTACATTTACTAAATTTGGATTTGCCATAATATTGTCCTAATTTTATCCGAAAACCAAAGCCATTGCTATAGCTTTACCTGTTGTCGCTACACCTGAACCACCTATACTAAGTGAAGATGCAACATTTAAATCTGTTAAAGCGTCAATCATAGCTCCGCCTGAACCTGCTCCGTCAGAATAAACTACAGATGTCATTCCAGTTGGAATGGTAACTGTAGCTCCTGAGCCTTGTTTAATAATAATACTTTGAGAACCGCTAGTAGCATTTTCTATAATCCATACCTTTGAAACTGTATTTGGTCCAATCGTAATAGTACAAGTTGAGTCTAAAGTTCCAGTATATTTTAAGAACATAGCTCGTCCAGCGTCTGCTGAACCGTCTGCTATTGTTGTTGTATGAGTATCTGCGTTAGTTGTTATAGCTTCTGTTCCGTAGCCAAAAGCATCACCAATTAATTCCAAATTAGTGTTAGTAGAATCACCCCAAGTTCCGCTTTCGTCACCTGTTGCAATTTCTTTTAGTCTTAAATCGTTTGTATAAGCTGCCATCTTTTACCTCTGAGCATTTATTATGCCATCTTTAATGGGTTATTGTATATTAAATTATGCGGCCACATCTGTCCAATTTGGAGTTTGAGATTCATCAATATCCTCCCATTTAAATACATGCCCTAATTCTCCTGTAGCTGACAATCCTGTAAGTGTGACTGTTGCTGCTGCATTAACTGTTGGGTTAACAAATGGATCGCTTGAAACCATTTCTGGCAGTTGAACATTAAATACGTTTGCTGTAACTGTTGAAAGTGTTCCAACTGCACCTGTTGCTGCTACACCTGTTGTAATAATAATGGTAGCTTCTGCATCAACCAATACTGAAACATTGCCTAAAGTAGCACTTGCTCCAGTTAAAGAAACTTTTGCATCTGCTTCAGGCGTTACTGTACCTAAAGCGGAAGTTCCAACCTGACTGGCTGGAGTTATATTTGCTTTACCAGTTACGCTGGCTATTGTGCCTAATGCTGAAGTGCTTGCTAGTCCTGCTGGAGTAGCGTTAGCATCTGCGTTGATTGTGACTGAAACTGCGCCTAGTGTTGCATTTAAACTAGCTACTGATGCGACTGCTTTACCATTAACTCCAGGCGCACCTAAAGCTGATGTAGCGGCTAATCCAGTAAGAGTGACAGGTATAGAGCCTTCGCCCCACCCAAGTTGACCCCAAGTGCCTCTACCCCAACCGTTAAGAAAAGCCATTTAAGGCTAGGCGATTCTTATAATCGCTGTAGAAGCTGCTGCTGCTGGGAATACAATAGTAAAGTCTCCAGCGGTAGATGTTTTATCGCCACCAAAGTCAATTGTTGCTACTGATTTATTATTGTCAGAGCTGTTGTAAATCATACAGCCTCTAGCAGTAATAGTAGCAGTACCAAAAGTTAAATCAGCAAAGTCTGTAAAAGCTGTTGTTCCAGAGCTTGTTGGAGTTACATTTGTTAAGTTAGATCCACCAGATGTATAGTTAGTACCAGATGCTTGACCTGTAGTAGTAAACGAAGTAGTGGTAGCTCCTAAAGTTGCTGATGAAGTATACAAAGCCAGTTTAAAAGTATCAGCTCCAGTATCGAAATCGTGATTGCCTTTTAAAAGCTCTACTTTAAAACTTGTTGTAAGTGTTGATGTAATTGCCATAATTATAGTTTCCTAATTAAATCAGAGGCTTCTTTTAAACCTGCTTTATCTAATTGATTATTAATTGTAATCCTATCAGATTTTATAGCATTTTGCATATATTGTTCAATAACTTTTTTAATATTGTCTTTGTACTCTTTTACTTGATTTTGAACTTCTTCTGGCGCTTCTTCGCTTACCTGCACAATTCTTTCTATACAAAGGTTAGACCAAAACTCAATTGGATGGCCTCCCTCTTCTGTTGTATGTACTTCAATTATCCCTAGTTCGGGTCCAGCTTTATAACTCATTACCATTTGTTAGGTTCTCCTACTTTATTTTTTTTAAGGTGGGTATCGTTCCTGTCAATTAAAACAGGAGCTTGTTCTTGTTTAAATTGTTGTAGTTGACTTCTTTTTTTAGCAATCAAAATTCCTTTCTCATCTGTAATAACAACCAAAGGATCGTCCAAGCGATGATAGCCATAAAGCTTTTCATCTGCTGGCACCGCTGTATCAAGTAAATAACTGGTGGCTGCAACTTCAACTTGAATACCATTAAACATAGCTTTGCTTAACCAAAACTCTACAGAAGCTCTGCCTGCTTCAGCAAAATGCAAATTGCCTTTGTAGCTAAAATCAATGCCAAACATTTTAATTTTTGCAACTTTGTTCCATACAGCAAAGGCTACCGCATAAGCAACGGTATTGTTTAGATAATGAGATCCGCATCCAGCTAATACTTCATCAATAGGATATTCAATCAGGCCAGGACAACGATCATCTAATTCGCATGTATAAACTGGACCTTGATGCTCAGTAAGAAGTTTAGACATACTATCAGTTTGTCCCCCGGCATCATCGCTGTCTAAAAATCTAGAAGCTGGATCCATCATAAAGACTCTATCGTGAAATATAACAGATGCCACTGCATTGATAGCCCATACCTCATCAAAGTGTGACCCATGTGATTTTGCTAAATTATAATCAAACCAGCTTTTGCCCATGCCGACAATAGCCACAGTCTTACCTTCAAGCTTCTTGATTGGTTTCATTTTCTCTCTCCTTTATGTAACCGTTGTTCTAAGCGAATCGTATCTGTATTCGTCTCTCCTTCCTCGTGCTTCAGCTTTGTTTTTCAACCTAGCCATTTCTTGTTGAAATCTATTTTCATATAAACCCATCATATCAGGATCACCTTTCATAAATGTATAGGCCTCTACTAAACAGCCATACAATAATCCATTTCTAGCATGATCAGACATCCAAGTCCCAGTTGTATCTGTGACTAAAGAGTTAGGTTTATATAAATAGTGTAATTCAGTTGTGTAGTTTTGATCTGGAACTGGCGCAATAATTAAACTTGATTCTTCTAATCCAGTATTTAAATTTTTATCAAAGTCACCATAATATAATGGTAATCCTCTTGCTGTTGAATCTGTTGGATCTGGTGCATATTCTTGCATAAAGCTGGGATGTTTTTTATCAAGATAATGATAGTCTCCATTGCTGTCTATGACAGACAAAGAAAAAGATAATTCAAAATCATCCGGGGCTGTTAAAAACCTAGAACCAGCAGTCATAGATCCTTGTACGTTTCTTCTAAAATAATCAAACTGAACAAGTTCAAATATTCTTTCTTCTGTATTTTTAATTATGTCATCAAGAGTATTAACAAAAGTAGTTTCGCTATTTTGTACATAATCTTGTATTAAAGTTTTTAATTCAGCTAACGTCATGATGTTGTAATTGTAACCTCTCCAACAGCACCTGTCATTTCAGGAACTAAAAAATTTGTTCCTATGATATCTGAGCTCATGTAATGTTGTTCATAAATATTTGTATAAATAACAACTACATATCCCTCACCCACTTCTTTATCAGTGTTTGGTCTAGGCTCGTATAAAGCCTCTGGATCCATTACATGAGGAAGTGGCTCTAGCTGGGGATGTTTAGGTTCCCAGCACTCTGGACAAGTCTTGAGACCATTCCATTCTTTTTTTAATTGATTGAGAGGATACTCAAATGCACATCTATCACATTGTGCTATTGCATACTTACCTGAAGCATATG